AATGTGTTATTTACTAAAAATCATCAATTTCACGTATATATGTAAGGGATATATAGAATTTCATTTAAAGAACCCAGTAGGCATCGATGTCTACTGGGTTCTTCGTTTTATAAATCGGCTAAAATTCTTTAAAATTTAATTGGTTGCTCAACCGTTGCTCAACCTTCATGCCTTTTGATAACATCCTTCACGGATAATATCGACTCGCCATGCGGTATTTGGTTAACAACGGATATCAATTCATCGACGTCTCTATGAATATACACTTGATTTGTAACATCTTTATGCGAATGCCCCATTAGCGTTTTTGTCATAGCGTCGGACGTGCCTATCTGTGTAAGAAGAGTGGCGAATGTATGTCTCCCGTCATGGGGCAAATGCCCTGGTACTTTCATTTTTAAATACCGGCTGAGCGCCATTTGTATGTTTTTAGGCGTGGATGCCGGAAGCATATACTCTCCGTGCTCGAATCGACTCGCGCTGTACCATTTTCTTATAAATGGCATAATACAATTGGCTATCGGTATGATGCGGTTTTTACTCGCATCCGTTTTAATACCGCCAATCATATAGCGTTCCTTTATATGCACATCAGCAAATTTTATTGATTTAATTTCGCCAGGTCGCATGCCTGTGTATATTAAGCATAACATGATTCTTGCATATTCATCTGTATTCGATAATTGCCATAAATCATAAATCTCTGCCGGTAAAAATGGCTTATGTAAAGTTGACTTTTCTTTTGCGGGCAACGTGACTAGGCTAGCGTAGTTTTTGTCAACAATATCATTTCGTATGGCTGCCAGAAAACATCCGTTCATGGCTGTTTTAATCTGTGCTAACGCAGGCCCGCTCATGTGGCTATGATCATCAATAATTGCTTGTAGATGGGCTAATCTAATATTTTTAATGGGGATATTCATAAGATGTAGCATTTTCTTTTTATTGTGAGGGTAACCGCCTTTGTCTAGTTGTACCCCTTTGCGCATCTTATCTTCGATCATCCATTCCCAACATTGGCCAAAGGTTGTATCCTTGGTCTCGTATTGCGGGGCGTTAGCGTCATAAGCAGATAGTGCATTATATGCTTCCTTTTGCGTTGTAAAGGTGCCTATCGATTTTCGCAAGGGTTTACCCTCGGAGTCATATCCAAGGGTCACCACGGCTCGATATGGCTTGCGTAGTGGCTTGTGTTTCATCTTATATACGGTTCCAGTACCATTGGCTCGTTTCATCGCCATAGATATCCTCCTTGGTATAGTGAATAGCCTTAGAGGTATGCTATAATAATTGTGGAGTAAAAATAGAGTACCTCTAAGGTATGATATTTTTAATAGCCCTCACTGCAGTGAGGGCTTATTTTTTTTTTATTTAATTAGACTTAAATACTAAGTTATTTTCTTTATCGATGATATCCGCTATCTTTTCTGCAGTAATAGGGATTTCAATTTTATCGCCATTGCCGTTGATGAACTTAATTGTATACGGTGTGTTAAGCACTACATTTTTAGGGAAAGCGTAATAAACGATAGCATAGCTATGTGGCATTGCGTCATATATAACTGAGTTCATCTGTTCAGGCATAATATACTTACCGTCTTTTTCAATAAGTAATCGCTGTGATGGCACTTGTTGAGCTACAGTACCGGCTAATGGGTTCTTAAGATGCATTGCATAAGTGGCAATATATACATAGTCATTGCTATTTACTACTGCGCTCTTAAATGCTTCTCCAGGAAATATTAGGCGCTCGTCTTTAGAGTAAGCAATGTACTTTGCGATTGTGCCAGGTGTAACTAATACGGCCGCACCGCCTGCGCCACTCCGAAGTTCAACACCGTAATTGACAGGATTTTCTAATTTGCGGTCCGTCTTGTATGACTGGCCAGCACTCCATATTTGATTGTATGTATCCGAAGTTACATCGATAAACTGTGCGGCAAAAGAAGTACTTACAGATAGGCCGAACATAACCATTAAAGGCAATAATTTACGCAATTTCATTTTTATATCTCCCTGTGTTAAATAATATGATGATAAAAGTCGATTCCGTTAAGGTCGCCATCTTCAAGTTGAGATAGTCTAACCATACGCTCGACTAAATTAACATGATGATCAACATAAAAGTCATCACGAATAATATGACTTAGCTCATGTTTTATTTCCTCCCTCATACGATCATGAGGGAGGTTTTTATTTATGTAGATATTATGAGTATCTACATCTTCTGATTCCTCAGAAACTGCTTTAGCATTTGGTAAGTCACAATAAATAAGGTTAATAACCAATAATATCACTCTCCCTTGTAGATATTACTTATGCTTGGATTTTAAGAATTCAATGTATTTGACTGTTTCTTCCATTTCCTCCTTACTTATATCTTTAGCGGCAGAGAAGAGCATACGAGCCCCTGGGCGTGTGCGTAGGTACTCGGCGAATTCGGCTGCTTCTGGGTCGGTGTAGTAGCCGTCTGTAGACTTTTGCTCTACTGAGTGCTCAGAATCCTTCCAACCCATTAAATATGCAGGCGTAGTATTAAGAGCTTTAGCTAATGGTTCAAGAACATCAATTGGCATATTCTCTATATCACCATTTTCATATCTATATATAGTAGCCCTATTTTTGTTTAGCATTTTAGCTAACATATCAGCTGTATACCCTAACTCTAATCTTCTTTGTTTTATACGTTCTCCGATTCTCATAAGATTCCTCACTTTCTAGTTGATTACATAATACAATACAATTCGCAAAAATGCAACAAATTTCTTTAAAATATTTATAAAATCGCATAAAATGCGAAAATAGTTGTTGACATGTGTCTTGCGATAGAGTAATATCAAATCACAAGGTGTCGCATATAAGCGACTTATAAGGAGGTGAAATTTATGAATATTAGAAAGTTAAAGGCTAAATTAGTTGAAAGGGATGTATCCATAGCAGACTTAGCAAATATCTTGAACGTTGATAAATCAACAGTATATAGGAAGTTTAATAAGTCGGGCGAGGCTTTTACCGTTAGTGATGTTGATAAAATTGCTAAAGCTTTGGCTCTAACTTATAGTGATATTAATGAAATTTTTTTTGCTAATGTTGTCGCATAATATGCGACTTAAAAGAAAGAGAAATTATGAAAATAGTAAAACTCATCACAAAAGCAACGCACCAGAGCATAGTAGACGCAATGATTTCCATAGCAATAGCCCATGGCTTAACAATCACTAATGTGGAAGACATTATGACTGATGTAATAGCGTATTTGAAAGACCATGCAACGGTAAAAAAGTAAAAGCCACCAACAAAGTTAGTGGCGGTAGAGAGGAAGTGAAAATATGGAGTTTGTCATCGGATATATTGTAGGACTCGTGTTAACAGGAATTTTGATTATTGTAGTTGCTGGACGTGGGTCTTAAGCCGTTGAGCTTCTTCGCGTAAAAATTCGACGTCCGAGTGATCTTTTACAACAGACATTTTTTCGATAAGGAGTGTGAATTTAATAAATTCTGTAGGATATGCTTTGGCGATTTCAACACGTATTTCGGGCCATAAAGAATAGTCCCATTCTGAAAATGCAGAATAGACGCCAGTCGTCATTATGAATCTTGCACAATTATCAATGCATCGAAGGAACATAAGCAATAACGCCTTATTGTATTTTTCCCGTTCTTTTTTTAGTCTACTAACATTTGTTAAGTGATTCAGATACGCACCTAGTGCAGATGCAAACGATGCCGTAAAAAGGCCTAAGAAAAAATCAGTGTAATTAATCATAATTAATACCTCCCTTTTGAGGTAATTATATCAGAAATTAAGTGAAAGAAGTAAAAGCTACCAACAACATTAGTGGCAGTAGAGAGGAGGAGCTATGAATATAGAGAAAGAGTGTATCCCAAAAGAACACAAAGAACTAGCATTAGCAGCTAGACCATTAGTGAAATGGATAAGAAAAAATGGCACACCTCATACGACGATATTGGTGACAGACACTTTTGTGAATGTGTGCAATACCGAAATTGGCGTGCCGATAAATGATTAGTCATCTAATTTTGCGTTGTGGTTTATGGACTAAATGCTGATGCACAAATCTCCCTTTTGAAGATGCATTCAAAAAAGATTGAAATAAACTTTCACTACAGCCGAAGTATTGGTATACGGATCCATTTTTGAACCGCACTTGAATGATGCCATCTTCATAGCCAATGGCGGAAACATTTGAAGATGATACATTTATCATTTCCACAATAATCACCTCCTTTCAAGGTGATTATATCAAAATATTATTTTTTTACAGAAGGAGAAAATAATGGATAGAAGCAAACTCTGCGTCACAGTTGATGAAGCTGCTGAATTGGCCAGTGTAGCACCTGCAGTGATTCGCCAATGGGCTGAGGACTTTGATTTTCCGTCCATGAAGATTGGACAGCGTGGAGGTAAACGCTTAATACATTTAGATTCGTTTAATGCCTGGTTAGCGAAAAGATGCCAGGCAAGAATAGGAGAGTAAGGAGGTGAAAGACACGATGAGTACGATGACATACAAAGAAAAACGAGAGCTTAGACGTGCTGCTATGGCGCCACAGTTAGCTGATATTATAGAGGGCTTTATTGTTGGATCGTGTTTCTTATATCTAACGGTAGGTATCTTCTACTGGTGGATTACAGGGGAGATGTTGGTGAAATGGTAAAACGATGTTATCACTGTGGGTACAAACTTACCCCAAATATTACCTACAGTCTTTACAATACCGCTATTGGGAAAGTGGTTACAGTATGTAAAGACTGCCATACCTCTCATTTGAGAATGAGGGCAAAACAAAGAAAAAGGGCTGCACTTGCTGGAACAAGTACAACCCACTATTAAAATAACCAGTTAAATTGTAACACATAAGGAGGCAATCATGCCAACTGTTAATAAAAATATAGATTTTAACTTTTTTAACCGCTCTGGACGTGTGCCACCTAAAGTACGATTTAACGTGTGGGGCTCAGCTTGCGGATTAAGTGTAGACGCGTATAACGCAATTGGTGGACCTGAAGGCTTGCGAGTTGGAATTGATACATCAGCTCGTGAAATTCATGTATATCCTGTTTTAGAAAAGAATAATGAAGCAGCGATTTATCCACCTAAAGCTGCTTTACAAAAATCTAAAATCATTATCTCAAGGGCGAGAGTTGTATTAAAAGAGTTAACAGAATTAGGTATTACTAAAAATATTAGTGGGGACGTGATCATCGAAGGTGATTCCCAAAAGCTAATATTTAAGTTTTGAGAGGAGCTAACATGCCTGAAATAAAATCTAAAAAATCTTTGCTATCTGTAAATACATTTGACTTCAATTTTTTTGCTGATAATAAAGAAAAGCGTCGTGCAGCAGAAACAGTAGCAATTGTTGTAACTAATAGTTATATCAAGCTTTCGTTAGCTGCTTATAGAAAATTAGAAGGTCCTGAATATTTTAGAGTTGGTATAGACGTTCACAATAAAGTGATTTGCGTATCACCTGCGTTAAAAACAGAATCTCATGTTTTTAAGCCGACCGCAAAGCAAATCGAGCGAAACACTATTTTTATTACTAAAAGTAGGCACGTAATCAAAAAGCTTAAAGAACTTGGCATTCCCAAGATGGTAACTGGAATGCTAGTTGATGGCGAGTTATTATTCAAATTTTAAAGGAGAAACGATCATGGAAAATCAAAATATCTTAACTATTAAATTCAACACATTAGATGATCTAGCGGTGCAAGTGGCAGATTGGAACGAACGATTAAATCATCAATGCTGCGGTAATTGCTCTGATACCGAAGTCCATACAGCTACAGTTGGCGAGACTATCGATGTCGAAGTAGAGGCTCCTGTAGTTGAAGAAAAAGCAGATACGAACCCACAACCACAACCTGAGCCTGTTGAAGTTGTGCCTGTACAAGAAGATGTTCCTGTAACTGATTTCGAAGGCAAACCAACAAAATCTAAAAAAGAAGAAAAGGTCGAACCAGCAAACGAATCAGTAGTAGAACCTGCTCCTACTGAAACGCCAATTGAAGAACAAGCTACTGTAGAAGAACCGAATCAAGATACAGCATTAGATGTAACTACTGAACCGGTAGATAAAAAAGCATTCTATAAAGAATTCCGTGAATGGATGGGCGAAGATGGGGTAAAAGCAAAAAAAGCACTTGCAATTTTTAGCAAGCATGGTGTTACTCGTCCATCTAGTGACTCTTTGACAGATGATCTTATCACTGATTTGAAATCCATCATGGCTGAGAAGGAGGCTTAAATATGGCTAAGCAACAATTTAAAAGCCAAGCAGATATATGTAAGAAGTCGTTAGATATATTACATAAAGCAATTGAAATGGACCCTGGTAACGTTGAAGAATACCAAGCTGGTATTGCTTACACAGAAGGAGTTATGAAAGCATCTAATGCGATTGTAAAAGCATTTGATGTGGTCGAGCCTCCTAAGTCAGCTGCTCCTAAGGATAAAACGGAAGATGTTGCAAAGGAAGAAAAGCCAAAGCGTACACGTAAGACTAAAACAGCTAAAGAACCTACGTCAGTTGATAATCAACCGGCTACAGCTGAAACACAGCCAATGGTTGAGCCTAGTGTAGAAGAAAATGCTGACCTCTTTGCTATGTTTGGCGATTAAGGCGGTGGTATTCTGTGGAAACTGTGTCAAGTTTATACATCCGCAAAATGTTCGATAGCATCATAATTGAAAAACATTATGATGCTGCTTACACAACAATTCACCATTGCGATTGTAATCATACATTTGGTGGCACATGGAATCGCAAATATAGCATGGGTAGCGGATATTATACAGGTGCGAAATGTTATGTTTGCCCTAATTGTGGAACTCGCTCCGAACCATATGTACACAAAGTGATATTAACATGTGATGACGAGGAATTATTTCCTAAAGAAATGTTTTTTGAAGTCGTTAATTGCAAAGACTTTCTCGATCTTCGTGTTAAATATAAAGGTATTCAGCTATTTTGGGATGGAACGTCTGAAGATGGCTCTTATAAAGAGGTTTTGCGTTTTGATTTCAAAGCCAGAAAAGCTTTTTATATCGATGAAGATAAGAGAAAACATGAACTCACAGTCGATTATATTCGTGAGTATGATAATCCGATTATGCCAATTTTAAAATACATAGGGAAATCATATGCAGTTCATGGAGTTAATAAAGAACATTTGGCCAAACTCCTCAAAAGTCTGCGCATAACGTTTGAAAGGCGCTTATCAGAACAGTGTGGATATAAAGTAAAAGATGTTTATATCCCACATTCGATTAGTGAATATGGCGGATATGGGATTTCTATGCTGGTTAATATGATCTTAAAGCTCAGCGCTCCTGACATGCCTGCTGTCACTAAAATTATTAAAAGCAACATTAAATGGACTTCACGCTATTGGATTGGTTCTATACGTGATCTGCATTTTTATGATTCGATTTTAGATATGACTAAAAAGGGGGTCGGATTCTTAGAAGCATTGCGAATTTATCATCGAGCTCCTGATAGTAAATTATTGCGTAGCATGATGGTTAATGACCCTATGATTGTTAAGTTATCAGATATGCTGAATGTTTTTAAAGATGAAAATAATCGAAGGACAATATTGACTCTTAATCGAGAAAAAGGGTTCGATGATGTATCTGCAAAAATAATTAATGCAGCTCATTTAGATGAGAATATGGGTGTTAGGACTCAAAAAATCTTTAATATGTGGCTTGGCCTTTCCAAACGATATGGTGAGCGAAATTTATTGCGATATTTGTTAAATGTCACTGCATCAGATATCAGGGATATTGCTAACATGTACAGCCAAATAGAAGGCAAATATATAGCTCAAGTTTGGGATACTGATTGCAAGTTAAAAGACTTCCATGATGTGGTAGTTAATATTTACAACAAACAGGAGTACGGCGACGTAATGCTTCCGGAGGTTCCTCAGCTACAAACAAATGTAAACGGAATGCATTTTATGGTTCCAAAAACTGCAGCTGATTTAATGACTGCTGGAAAGCGATTAAAAAACTGCGTTGGATCATACCGAGATAGAGTCATGAAAGGAACTACGGCAATAGTGTTAGTTACTGACGATGCTATGAAGCCGGTTGCGTGTTTAGAATTAGCCAATAAAGGGACTAAAAAAGGCCGTCAAATATTTGACTTAGTACAGGCTAAACTATTTGCTAATGAAAAGCTTAAAAAGAATGCTCAGATTAATTTAACGGTAATGCAATGGGCCAATCAATTAAAAATTGAACCGCATACCATCGATGTGGATGCCACTGTTGTATAGGAGATCACTATGAAACTCACAAAATTAGAATTACTAAATTTTAAAGGACTAAAGTCCTTTGCCATAAATATTAATGGCGATGTCGTAATCCGTGGCGATAATGCTACTGGTAAAACGACTGTATTTGATTCTGTGTGCTGGTTACTATTTGGCAAAGACAGCCTAGATAGAGCTGATTTTGAAATCAAAACATTGGATGATGGGGAGCCTATCCATAAAGTCAATCACGAAGTAACAGGTACATTTACTTTGGATGAAGGCGGTACAGTTGAACTCAAACGTGTGTATCGTGAAAAGTATTCATCCCCTCGTGGTGGTGATGTAACGCTCACCGGTCATACAACAGATTACTTTGTTGATGGGGTGCCTAAAAAAGAAAAAGAGTATAAAGAACTTGTAAATACTCTTATTGATGAAAGCATCTTTAAATTAATCACCAATCCATTGTATTTTAATGAAACGTATTCTTGGCAAAATCGTCGTAAATTATTGCTTGAAATGTGTGGTGATATCGATGATATCAGCGTAATTAATAGTCGTGATGACTTAAGACGATTGGCTGAACTGTTAGAAGGTCGAACTGTAGATGATCAACGTAAGGTGGTCGCAGCGAAGAAAACTGCTATCAACAAGGAACTGGATATGATTCCGATTCGTATTGATGAAGCTGTGCGCAACAAACCTGAAACTGCATCTGATAAAGCAAAACTCATTCGTGATATTGAAACCTTATCCGCTGGTATAGATGAAATTGAAAAGCAAAAGGCAATTATTCAAAACGGTTTTAGTTCTACTGAAAGGGAATCTAAAATCCGTGATATTAAGCGCCAGTTAGAGGCTCAAAGTTCTAAAGTACTATCCGACTATCATAAACAAAAACAACACCTACGCGGTGAATATGAAGCCTATTTAACCAAACTAAAAATGGTGGAAGTAGACAGAGATAGATGCGCTGATAGACGAGATGAGCTCAACAAAGAAATTGAGCGTGAGTCTAAACGCATTGCAACCTTACAATTGGAATTTGATACGTTTAACGCACAACAATTCAATAAAGAATCTTGCCCTACTTGTGGCCAAGCACTACCCGCTGATAAGCAAGCAGTACTCGAGGCAGAGTTTAACACCAATAAAGCTAAGAAGCTTGAGGAGTGGAAAGGGCTTATTGAAAGTGCAGTAAAGCTTAAAGGAAACTACGAAGAGCAACAAGAAATTATGGCGTCAAAGATTGATAGTTTAACTACTGAAGCATCTCAATATAATGATGCTTACAATGTTAAATTTAAAGAATATGAGGCGTACTCTGAGCCTAATCTTGAAGACGATCCAGTCTATGCTGATTTGAAGGCTCAATTATTCTTACTAGAGATTGACGATGAACCAGGAGCTGATACTGAGGAACTTACTAAACTTGACGAAGAGTTGAGCTCTATGAAGTCTAAAAAAGCAGAGCTTGAAACTGAATTAAATAAATTTAAGCTTATTGATGATATTAATCATCGAATCTTGGAGTTAGAGAACCAACAACAAAAGTTAGTAGCAGAAAAGAACGCTCTTGATGAAGCATCCTTTTTAATGGATGAATTTATTAAAGCAAAGGTCAATATGTTGGAAGAAAACATTAACTCGAGATTCAAATTAGCTCGATTCAAAATGTTTAATGTTATGTTAAACGGCAATATTGAAGAGTGCTGTGAAACTACCTATAAAGGAGTTCCATATAGAAGTATGAATAACGCAGCACGTATTAATGTAGGGTTAGATATTATTAATGCATTAACCAGTTATTACAAAGTGAATGCTCCGGTATTCATCGATAATGCAGAAGCAGTAACTGAATTCGTTCCTGTTAATAGCCAAACGATTAAGTTGATCGTTGATGAGTCAGAGCCACAACTTGTGGTTAAGGAGGTGTAAGTATGACTGACTTACAGATTTTTAAAAATGATACATTTGGCCAAGTTCGTATTTTAGAAAAAGATAATGAATTGTGGTTTGTCGCAAAGGATGTATGCGATTGTTTAGAAATAAAAAATACAACCGATGCACTTAAACGATTAGACAATGATGAACGGTCTAGATTTAATCTAGGGCGTCAAGGAGAAACAAATATCGTCAATGAGTACGGACTATATAACCTGGTGCTTTCAAGTCGAAAACCTGAAGCTAAAGAATTTAAACGGTGGATCACACACGATGTAATCCCTCAAATTCGTAAGACCGGCACTTATAGTATGAACATTCCAAAATCATTACCTGAAGCTCTTAGAGCCTACGCTAATGAGGTGGAGTCGCACAATGCAACAAAAGCTATTGTTGCTCAACAGGAGCAGCAGATAACAGAATTTAAACCAGTTAAGGATTACGTGGATAAAATCCTTTCGAGCAAATCTTGCTTAACAATTACTCAGATTGCCGCTGACTACGGCATGAGCGCTCAAGAGCTAAATAAAATCTTGCATGAAGCAGGACTACAACGCAAGGTTGGTGATCAATGGATTCTCTACAAGCAGCATATGGCTAAAGGGTTTACAAAATCGGAAACGTTTACATTCTGCAGAAGTGATGGACGTTTAGATTCTAAAATCACTACTAAATGGACTCAAAAGGGCCGTTTAGAAATTCACAATATTTTATCTAACTTAGATATCCACGCTGTATGCGAAAACGTGGCATAGGAGGTACATAATGGGCGAAGTAACAAAAGCACAAACTCAAACACCATCGCTTAAAACTATGGTGTCTAGTGAGTCTGTAAAGAAACGTTTTAATGAAATCTTGGGTAAAAAATCAGCGGCCTTTGTGTCTAGCTTGATTTCTGTATCTAATAATAATGAACTTTTATCGAAAGCAGACCCTACTACAGTTATTACTGCAGGTGTGATGGCAGCAACTCTGGATCTTCCAATTAACCAAAACCTTGGGTTTGCTTATATTGTTCCTTTCTACAATAGCAAGAAAAAAATTAATGAAGCTCAATTTCAAATGGGTTACAAAGGGTATATCCAGCTGGCCATGCGAACAGGTCAATATAAAACCATTAATGCAAGTGAAATTTACGAAGGTGAAATCAAACACCATAATAAACTTACTGGTGAATTTGAATTGGGCGAGAGAACTGGTGATCATGTAGTCGGCTATATTGCTTATTTCAAGCTAATTAATGGGTTTGAAAAGTATTTATATATGTCTAAAGAAGATGCTGAAGCACACGCTATAAAGTATTCGCAAACATACAAAAGGGGTTTTGGTCTTTGGAAAACTGACTTTGATGCAATGGCCATCAAAACAGTACTCAAACGTTTGTTAAGTAAATATGGTATTTTATCAGTCGAAATGCAGAGCATGGCTAATGCAATCTCTGCAGATGGCGCCGTCATTCGTGATAATAATGGCGAGCTTACCCCTGATTTCGAAGGTGAAACTATCGATGTTCAATCAGATGTGGCAGAAACCATCGCTAATAATGCAAATTCTGAAGCCATTGATATAGAACCTGGTCCTGCTAGTGAGTTTGTTAATCCTGAAACTGGCGAAGCAGTTCATATGTTTGGTGATTAATTGTGATTAGCATTCAAGCATTCGGTAGTAGCTCTAAAGGGAACTGCTACCGAATCAAAACCTCAACCAATGGTGATGAACTGCTACTGGATGCAGGATTAACTTTTAAAGAAATTCAACAGTATTGCCGATTTAATTTCTTACACCTATGCGGCACGTTGCTAACACATCAACACGGCGACCATAGCAAGGCCGTAAATGATTTATTAAAGCTAGGACACCGTGTGTATATGTTAAAAGATACTGCAGACGCATTATATGTAGCAGGGCATCACAAAGCCATCTATATTACGCCTAAGGTTCAATTTACGATAGGTAATTTTAGTATCCTACCTTTTGAATTAGATCACGACGTTCCTAATGTTGGTTTTTTGATTTCTGACGGTGAAGAGAAACTCTTATATATTACCGACACCTATTATTGTCGGTACACTTTTAAAGATGTGAATCATATCATGGTCGAGTGTAATCATTCATATGAAATCCTAAACCAACGCGTTGACGATGGATGCCTACATGAGAAACGTATGGAACGATTAATTCAATCCCATTTTTCGTTAGAGAATGTTATTAAATTTCTAAAGTCTATGGACCTTACTAAGTGCCAGGACATTCGACTACTTCATTTATCTGATGAAAACTCCGATGCAGCTTTGTTTAAACAAGCTGTTGAAGCCGCTACCGGTAAATATGTAGTCGTAGAACAAGAAAGGAGTCCATTATGATTGTTAAATCGATTCAAATTACAGATAATGATATCAATATCGCCTATCAGAAACCATCTGCTACTGGTCTGACAGATGTCTTTACCATTAAATCTAAAGATGATCCACGACCTGAACTTATGCAAGCTTTCAGCCGACTACAGGCTATTATGAAAAAGAACTTTGAATTCCTGGAGGAGTTTAACATCCCGTTTGTCGTACGGTCATTCAAGTTTAAATATGGCGTTATCGAGGATGTGGTGGAGAAAGTCAGCGTTGAAGGCATTATACAAGATGCAAACTCTACTGATGAACTGAAATTCAAGACTGATTGGTTGTCGGTAGAGCATGCAGATCGTACATTTGCTATTTCAGTGCAAGACTTAATCGATGAATGTGTAAGGTTTATTGCTGGTAAACGTGCACAAGGGGCTTTGTTTGCAGACGAGGAATGATGATTTATGGCAAAAGACCAATCCTATTATTTTAGCCATGATGTTACAGCGAGCAGTGACCCAAAGATAGTGGCGATGATATCTGAATATGGAATGATCGCGTATGCATGGTGGTGGATTATTCTTGAAAAGCTAGCATCATACGAAGATTACAAACTGCCATTAAAAAGATATACATTTCTTGCTCTCGATAATGAGTTAGGAGTAAAAAACAAAGAAAATTTAACATGTGTTGAACATGTGTTCAAACAAAATGAACATGTGTTTGAACAAAATGAGTTATGTTCAATGTGTTCATTTTTGTTCGTAAATTCATTGATTTCAGACTATGAATTATTAGCTTGTGATGATGAATATTTTTGGTCTCCGAGCTTAACACGGCGCCTTGAATTTCGAAAAGTTAAAAACGAAGAACTCCGCGAAAAACGTAGGCTCGCAGGCATTAAGAGCGGAGAGGCTAGACGTAAAAACGAACAAAAACGAACACGTGTTCAACACAAAGGAACACGTGTTGAGCAAAACGAACTAATAAAAGAAAAGAAAATAAAAGAAAATAATATAGAGAGAGATACGCGCGCGCGTGAAGATGAAAATCCTCTATCTATGTTTGAAGATGATGAAGCAAAAAATAAACCCATTTACGATTTGTATATGAAGTCAATCGGAGATATATCACCTGTTATTAAAGAACGGTTGGATGATCTGGTTGAGTCTTATGGAAAAGAACGGGTTATTGTTGCTATCAATACCACTTCAGATAATGGTGGCAATAGCATCAAGTATGTTGAAACTGTCACAGCTGGAAATTTAAAGAAGGAGGTGCAAAAGGATTTTGGAACCAATAAACGTAACAGCAGCAATAGAGGCTCTTCGAGAAAAGACGAGCAAGTTGACTGGCAAGCGGAATATGAAAGAGTCCATGGTAAAAAATGAGTTCTTTTATCCAGTCTATGATAAACCACTAGTCATTCAGACAAACGTTAATAATACCTATGCTGCAGTTGGAATTCCTAAGCGGTATTACGACATGGACTTTGATTGGTTACGCAAGCATGGTAGTTTTCCTAAAGAGAATGCCGAAGCTTATGCTGTGGTTAAGGAGTACTCTAATAACCTGAAATCTAATCTTGATTCTGGCAAGGGCCTCATATTAAGGGGGCCAGCTGGTACCGGCAAGACATCAATTGCGGTGAGTATTCTAAAACAGGCCATGAAATTAGGCAGAGGGTGCCTTATGATTTCAATGCCCAATCTATTGGATAATATGCTTACATTATCTAAGGGCGATAATGTAGCTTATCTAAGCTATGAACAAAAGCTTAGAAATATCCCTTTGTTATTACTTGATGATTTTGGAGCAGAGTATTCTAAGTCTGATTGGGTAGCATCTAAGGTTGAAAGCGTTATTATTGATCGCTACAACCGAATGAAACCTATAATTCTTACGACAAATTATAGCGAGACTTGGACTGAAAAAAATTATAGTCAAAGAATATATGACCGCTTACGCGGAGAATATGAAGAAGCTATATTCAATGGAGAATCACACCGATGAAGATTCTCCTGCGATGTCAGTTTAGATTTAGAAAGAAAACCCATAACCGGTTCCCAACGTTAAATGAGTATATTGATTGTGAGCGTGGTTCGACTATAGCAGCCGCCGCTATGAAAAAGAAATGTACCGAGCAAGTCAAAGAACAATGTCTATCACAACAGACAGAATCGGTTAAGGGAAAAGTAGACCTATTATTTGAGTGGCACTCATCAACAAGGCATGATCCTGATAATGTAGCTTTTGCTAAGAAGTTTATCCTTGATGGACTACAAGCTGCAGGAGTGTTAGAAAATGATAATAGAAAGTTCATCGGAACCGTGGCTGATGAGATTGTAAACGACGATAATGATTTTGTGATTGTACATATCACAGAACATATGAGTATATTCCTATAGTCGTTAATAGCCATAAAAATTAAAATTTCATATGTATAAGAACGTTTTAATGCGTTAATGAGTAAATCTTCATGAAGCTCGAATAAAACACAATACGGACTAAAATAAAGCATGAAGGAGGAGTTGTATTTGAATGAATACGAAATCGAAAAGATTACTAGATTAGCCACCGAGGTGGCCACTAAAACCTACTATGAATTAGCAAAGCAAGAAAATGAACAGCTAGGTCGCAAACTTCGACACAATACGATCAAGCTGCTTAAGCATTATAGTCAGTTACAGTCATACGTAGATAATGCTATCTCGGATTCGACACAAGCCGAGGATATATGGCTCAATGAACTGTTAATTGATATGTTTGACGATAAGAGCATTGTGAAAGTTAATGCGATTGTTAAAAGCAAAGAAAAAACAGCATTGATGATGCGACATGTAAATAACATGCTCGATATCTATGCTGAAAAGTGTAGCGCAAAACAGTTTAAGTATTGTGAGTGTATGCGCAGGTATTATATTAATGGGGAAACGCTAGAGCAAATTGCTGAATCATTTCCTGAAAAACCAGATGTTCGTACCATCAAACGTTACATCGCTAGAGGGATTGAAGAGTTATCTGTATTGCTGTGGGGAGTTATTGGGTTAAATACAAAGCTAGCCTGAAAAATTGTCCCAAAACTGTCCTAGACCTGTCCTTCTTGACAGTTTATAATGATAGTGTGAGTTAATAGGAAAACAAATACTCTCTCTCAACGACACAGTGAATACCTAGAACACTAAAGCAAAAGACCGCTTAATCTATACGATTGGGCGGTCTTTTTGTATCCAAATTTTAAGAAATCGAGGTGAATACGATTGACTGATGTGTATTGTGAAAAGAGACGATGCCTAAATAATGTGAAAGGTTGGTGCAAGGCTAATGGAATTCATATTGATCACATGTGTAAATCGTATGCGCCATCACATTCGTTAGTAAAAACTAAAACCGCTAAAGTACATAAGGAATGCGGAAAGTATAAACAAAATAAAGGGGTTCTGAAGTAGCTAGGGGGTGAGATAGTGGCTGCATTACAAAATAAACGACATGAAAAGTTTTGTCACGAGTACATCAAGGATATGAATGCGACACAGGCCGCTATTCGCACTGGTTACTCTGAAAAAACAGCCAAGATGCAAGGTAGTCGATTGATGACTAATGATGACATCAAATTAAGGGTTGCTGAGTTACGAGAGGCTTATTTAGACGAAAACATCATGACTGCTAAACAGGTTGAGTATGAGTTAACAAGAATTGCCCTGGGGCTCTCAAATGAAAAGCACGTCGTTATCGAAGGTACAGGCGACGGATACTCCGAAGCTCGAATTATCGATAAACCACCTGACGAGAAGTCAAGACTGAAAGCACTGGAGCTAATGGCTAAACGCCATAGAATACTTAGCGGTGATACAACTATCGATATTAAGCCTGTAATCATCGTAGGTGGTGACGATATTGCAGACTAACAGAGTGTACTTGCCTGATATCGTAGGCAAGGGGTATGGCGCTTTTTGGAAATTCAAAGGGCGTTATAAAGTAGTCAAGGGCAGTCGTGCCAGTAAGAAGTCTTCTACACAGTCTCTAAAAGTTATCATAGAGATAATGGAGAACCCTTGTATAAACTGGCTAGTCGTTCGTAAGACAGAACGGACTTTGCGAGACAGTTGTTTCGCGCAACTCAAATGGGCTATGCGACAGTTGAAGGTGGAGCGGTACTTCAAATGTTCCGTATCGCCACTTGAAATAACGTATATTCCAACAGGACAGAAGATTCTATTTCGTGGTCTGGATGATCCTTTAAAGGTAACGTCCATTACTGTTGAAGTGGGGGCGCTATGTAGGCTATGGGTTGAGGAAGCTTATGAGATTATGAGTGAAGACGCCTTCAACAGACTGGATGAATCTATTCGAGGTCAGTTGCCCGACGGAATGTATCATCAGGTAGTGCTAACTTTTAACCCGTGGTCGGATAGGCACTGGCTAAAGAAACGATTTTTTGATGAACCTAGTGAAAACGTGCTAGCCATGACTACGAATTACCTGTGTAACGAGTTCCTGAGTAACTCCGACTTAGTATTGTTCGAAGAGATGAAGAAAAACCCTAAGCGGTACCAAGTAGCAGGGCTCGGTAACTGGGGCGTTGTTGAGGGCCTGGTTTATGAAAACTGGAAAGAACAAGAGTTCAGTATTGATGAAATACGCAAGTTACCAGGGGTCAAAGCTATATTCGGCTTGGATTTTGGTTATACTACAGACCCGACAGCTCTCTTCTGTGGTGTCGTTGATTCTGCAGAACGACGACTGTATGTGTTCGATGAGCTCTACGAACACGCTCTCACTAACAGCGCAATAGCTGAACGAGTAAAGCGTTTGGGATATGCGAAAGAGACTATTATTGCTGATTGTGCCGAGCCTAAAAGCATAGCCGAGTTAAGAGGATTTGGATTGACTCGAACTCGGGCATCTAAAAAAGGTGCAGATAGTATTCTGAATGGTATACAGCGCATCCAGGATTATGAAATTATAGTGCACCCTAGATGTGTTAACTTTCTTACAGAAATCAGCCAATACCAATGGGGAAAAGATAGATTTGGTAAGTATACAGGCAAGCCTGAAGATGAAAATAACCATTTAATGGATGCTATGAGGTATGCCTTTGAGAAATTTGCTGTGGTTAAATCCATCAATTCTGATATTTATTAGGAGGAACTTCATTATATGTTTATTACAAACGAACAGAAGTATGCATACCAGTTATTACATGATGCGTACTATGGGTCTGGGTTATTCTCTTTAGGTCGTGGTTTAAAACAGCATCCAAGAGAAAGCATAGACAATTATAATTTCCGTAAAAAGTTATCAAGCTATTCTAATCATACAGCAGCAATTATTAATGCGAATGTAGATCCTATCTTTAATGATGAAATTCGAAGAGAGTATAAAGAAACGGCTAAATTCAAAGTGTTTTTAAAAGATGCAGATCGATTAGGCACATCATTACAAGAATACATTCAGCAACAAGCTTTGATTGCCAAAATGTATGGTGTTGTGTATGTCATTGTTAACAATGAAGCAGAATTTGGTGAAAGTTTGGCTGATAATATACGTGATAGACGGTTACCGTATTTAACTTCAGTTGAACCTGGTGATGTGACTGGTTGGAAACTGGATGACAAAGGTCGAATAATTAGATTCGAATATAGAACGATTATTACTGATGATAATGGAGGTAGTTCAACAGTATATTATGAATGGACAGATACAAAATGGGCTATTCGTGATAAAGGGCGAGGCATTATTAATGAAGGTGAACATGGGTTAGGACGTGTCCCTGTAGTGCAATGGTTTGGCCGTAGCACTAAGAAAACAACTATATTACCGTATCCAGAGTTCTATTCGTTAGCACAAAAGAATTATAGAGTCTATCATCTTGATAGTTTATTGACACAGATTTTGAACTCTCAAACATTTTCTACTTTAACCATGCCATCCGATGAAGGAATAGAAGACTTAACCTTGGGCGTTAACAACGTACTACTATATCCATCAGAGGCTAGTCATCCGCCTGCTTTTATTGCTCCAGATAATGGGCCGGCACAAATTATCATGCAAGAAAAGGAAGCTGAAATTAAAGAAATGTACCGCATAGGTGGTGTTGATTCTGTAGTAGGGGTTCAGCAGGAAAAATCAGGGGTTGCTAAACAGTGGGCATTCAAAAGAACAAATCAACGACTAGCAAACTTCGCTGTACAGTGTGAAAATGCAGAGAAAGCCATTATTGCATTATATGAATTGTGGACTGGTGAGCAGTTGAATTATAAATGCGAATATCCAAGGGACTTTGACATTAATGATGTAGCTGATTGCTTGTCTCAAGGACAGCAAGCCCTTGATTTAGGGTTTAAATCTAAAACATATTATGTTGAAGTGCTTAAACGGATACTTGATGGCTATATGCCTAACGTTGACGGCAATGTATACGATGCCATTGTTAAAGAAGTAGAGAATACTGCAGATCAAGAATTGATGGATAGAACGTATTCTAATCTAAATAATGACGAGGATGTAGATGTAGATGAATAAGGCAACAGAGCGTGTTATTCGGAAATTAATTGATCAGTTTGAAGATGAATTACACAGATTGCTAGAAGACGGATACAACCCAAGAGTAGCAGTTAAAAAAGCCTATAAGAAGGTCCCAATCATGGAAGCTATGAGGGGGACATTGGTCGATGAGTTAGTGGCTGAATGTGCACGTGGATATGGTGTTGATGTAGGAGTAACAGGTAGTGCGAATAAAAATGCCATTATATCTGGTATGCCTTATAAGTTTGAAACCATATCAAAGGCCATGCAGAAGGCGTGGGCTCCAGACGGGCTGAATTTATCCAAACGACTGCACAACGCATCCTTAGCCGTGAAGCGTGAAGTAACCAATACTATTCAAGATGCAATAGTAAAAGGTGAACACACAATGGAAACCGCAAAAGCTTTATTTGATGGTTACGGTAGTGAAACTATTATTTCAAAAGCTGAAATACCAATATTCATAAAACGTATTAATCGATTAAGCATCGTGCTTCCTACAGATAAGATGGGGCGTGATATTGTAAAACATCAAATCAGAAAAGTACGATATTTAATCGAACAACGCACAACACCTGGGATGAGGGCTGCATATAGCGAACTGATGGATGTAATCGAAAAAGGAAATGCCGCAGCCGTTAATCGTGCGGTGTACGTTGCAACTCAAGAAAAGGCAAGATATCATGCAGAGCGCATTGCGCGGACAGAACGAGCGAGGGCATATGCTGAGGGGGAATTTGCAAGACATTTAGATGATCCTGATGTGGTAGCCTTTCGGTGGCGAATGAGTTCGAGTCACCCTATTGTCGATATTTGCGATGTATATGCTAACGCAGATTTATATGGGTTAGGCCGTGGAGTGTATCCAAAGGATAAGTTCCCACATTTGCCAGCACATCCACATTGCCTTTGTCGCATTATGCCAGTTATCGATGGCATGATTAATAATACTGTTGCAAAGCCTAATGTAGAAGCCGGGGGGCTGTCCTATTTAAAGACGTTGAATAAAACAGAACAAGAACAAATATTAGGGGTAAATGGACGCAACTTAGTAATGAATGGGCATATATCGTGGACTGAAAAAGCTAGGGGGTGGAGTGGAGATGTTTTTAAACGCAGACTCCCAGTGATTGAGAGTCTAAAAGACTACATAAAAGATGGTAAAGTTCGTGTCGAAGAAATCTCAAAACGGAAAGATGGCGAAATTAAAGAAGATGTCAAAGCTCGCATTATAGACTATATTAATTCTCCATATTTTAATAAATCATATGTAGCTCGGCAGAGCATGCATGTAAAAGATGGTAAGCTATATGATGCCTCAAAAAATAAAAGCTATTACGATGTCGAACCATCACATTCTGATGTATTAAAGGCAATAAGAGTTGGGGCGAATAATGGAGGAATAGGGTTTACGCGTAATGGCGATTGGAACCATAAAATACTAGTTGATATATCCCCACATATTGGGTATGATGTACATGAGAAGACAGGCGCGAAACGGAGTACTAGTTTTGCAACTGTGCATGTATCTAATAAAGGCATTCATATTGTACCGAAGGGAAGTGAACGAAAATGACAGAAGAAGAATTGCGTAGACGATATGATGAAATCAAATCAGAAAATATTGAAGTCATATTCGTTGATGGAGATACTATGAAAGGCAAATTATTGGGATATACATCTAGCGTAAATAATGAGCCAGACGAAGCGTCTATAGACGTTGGTGAATATGAATTGTATGCCAGTGAAATCGTAGAAATACGAGAAATTTAAAACTTAATTTAACCAATCAAGCACTTGCTTATGCAGGTGCTTTTTTATTTGCCTTTTTAGTATTGCAGGCGTAAAAGAACAAGACCGCGGTCGTGAGGTGTGGCTCACGAAAATAAAGCGAAGAGGGAAAGTTTATTTTACAGGAGGTCATACAGATGACAAAAGAGGAACTAATTAAGTTAGGGTTAACGGAGGAACAAGCAGAGGCAGTGACTAAGGATTATGGTGAAAACTACGTTTCCAAGAGTCAATTTAATGCCAAGAATGATGAGGCGAAAGCAGCAAAAGCGGCAAAAGAAGTCGCCGACCGTGAGCTTGCTGATGCGCAAGGCAAGCTAGAAAAAATCACCTCTACAGGGATTAAAGATGATGCAGGTATTGTAGCTATGCAGCAACGGATTAAAACCCTGGAGGATTCTGTAGAGGCCGAGCGTAAAGCAAGAGAAAATGCTGATGCACAACGTGTACAGTCTGAAATTTCTGCAGCCGTGGTTGATTCTTTGACGAAGCGTAACGCTATGGATCCTAAGGAATTTTCAAAGCTGATTGTTGGTAACATCAAAGTCAACGAAGATGGTACTTATGGATATATTAAGTCTGATGGTACTAGTGGAACTGTTGACGATTGTGTAGATGAATGGCTAAAAGGTAAAGATTATGCAATTAAAGATGTACAAAAACGCGGAAGTGGTTCAGGCACAAGCGGTGCAGGAAGCAACAATTCTGGCGGTAATAAGCCAGTAGGTTTAAAAGGGGCCGTAGCGGCTGCTATTGAAACCCAATAAATTTTATAAATTCTAATAACGGAGGAATAAACTAATGCCAATTACATTAGCTGAAGCAAAACTTAACGTACAAGACGATTTACAAATGGGAGTTATTGATGAATTCCGTAAATCGTCTTTTTTATTTGAAAACTTAACATTTGATGATGCTGTATCTCCTACTGGCGGTGGCGGTACTTTAACCTATGGGTATACTCGATTATTAACACAACCAACTGCAGATTTCCGTGATATTAATGCTGAATACACACCTCAAAGTGTAACTCGTAAACGTCATACTGTTGATTTGAAAGTATTTGGCGGATCCTTTGAAATCGACCGTGTAATCGCTAAAATGGGCGGTATTGTTGATGAAGTAACATTACAAATCGAGCAAAAAGTCAAGGCTGCAACTGCATTGTTTAATGACACAGTTATTAATGGCGATACTGGTACCAATGCTAAAGCATTTGATGGTTTAGACAAGGCGCTTTTAGGTTCTTCTACTGAATATACACCTACAGCAGCTATCGATTTGTCTGATAGTGGTGCTATTGATGCAAACTACAAGACATTCTTAGACCAACTCGATGAATTCCTTTTAGGCTTGGATGGTGCGCCATCTGCCATTATGGGCAACTCTAAATTGATTGCTAAAATTCGAGCAGTAGCTAGACGTTCTGCGATGTACTCTACTCAATTAAATGAATTCGGACAACAAGTTGAATATTACGGCATTACACCATTAGTTGACCTTGGAACCAAAGCTGGTAGTAACGATCCTGTAGTAGGTATTAATGGTCAAGGTGAAACCTCTTTATATGTCGCACGCCTTGGCCTCGATGGTTTCCACGGCGTATCTCTTGCGGGCGATAATGTGGTTAACTTATGGCTCCCTGACTTCACTTCTTCCGGAGCTGTAAAGAAAGGCGAGGTCGAAATGGTTGCCGCGGTTGCATTAAAAGCATCTAAAGCTGCAGGTGTATTCCGCAAAATTAAAGTTAAATAAGGAGGCCCAATATGCCGATTATAAAATCTCCAGTGTCTGATTATACAGGACGAACTGGCAATGTTACTTTTGTTAATGGCGAAGGATTTACTGAAGATGCCAACCACATTGAATGGTTTAAAGAGCACGGCTATGAAGTTGTGGAAGATAAACCTGTAAAGGGACCTAAAAATACAACCCCAAATGCTGATAAAGAGCCTGAGGATAAAGAGCCAAAGGATGAGGGCCCTAAGGATAAAGAGCCTGAGGATAAAACCTCAGGTAAGGGTTCCGGTAAAAAATAATTGCTATGAATAGCTTGGAAATATTTAACAGGCGTATTCAGCAAGCGGTAAAAGCTAGTACTATATTGGTTCGAGATAGCGCACAAGAACAACATAGATATGCCACTAAAACAGGCAATCTTGAAAAGGCAACAGACTATCGAATCACAGATAGTGGTATGCAAGGGGTAGTATTTCTAGACAGTAATGTTGCGAAATATGCCCCTTTTGTTCATGAAGGTACAGCTGCACACTTGATACGCCCTAAGAATAAGACAATATTACGATTCGTCCCTAGAGGAGGAAATGGCTTTATTTTCGCAAGAAAAGTGTTCCACCCAGGAACAAAAGCGGATCCATTCTTATATGATGCATTGCGCAGGAATATCGAGAATATCACTGATATATTTGCTAGATATACGGATAGTGCATTAGAGGATGTAACACAGGGGCTTGTTAAAAAAGAATACACTATAAAAGTTAACATGTAAGGGGTGACGTATGCTTTATAAAACCGAGGAAATGGATGAGCTATTCGTCGATGAATTGCTAGGACCTGAGGTAACAGAAGGTGCTGTTAAAAAAGCAGAGCAATGGTTGTATGCGTTGGCTGACCGGTTAGGTGTCGCAGAAGATAAAGTAATCAGAAGTTTTATTACTGATGAGTTGGTGCTTGCTTACATCTATCGTGAGGTCTGTTTAAATAAAGCATACGCATTGCCAGGTAGCTATACCAACAATGGGTCCACAGATGATTTCTACTCTAAAAAGCTAGAATATTATGAGGCTAAGATTAGAATGTTAGAATCTAAAATCACACCTGGACAATTAACAGGGAACCCATCTGAATATAAAGGGTACCGCTCTGTAGATATATTTAGGGGGTAATATGTGGCTAGAATTAATGCAACATATTAAATCTATTATTGATAATAGCGGAGCTGCATTTAATATCATGCTAGGTGCTATGCGACCACAAGCAGCGAAAGTCGATGAAAATGGCGTTATTATGGTTATTCGTGGGGAAACTACGAGGGGAGATAACTCCATTCAATCTGAATTAGAGCAAGAACTATATATCGAGGTTTGGGGACGTAACGACAACCCAGATTTACAAGTCGGTTATGAATTAATAGCTAACTTGGAGGATAGGTTTGAGGCAATTATTAATGATCTACGCAAACGTTGTGGTGAATTAGACGAAACTGCATGTATATTACAGAATACTGGCTATCAGATTATAGATTTAGTATGTACAAGTAAAGTTGGCGACCATGATAGTGTACGGCCTTTAATAGGTACCCAATATCGCTTTATGGTTCGCCTTATTGATTTAAAAGAGAAAACTAACGGAGGTATTTTCTAATGGCACCAGCTGCAACACCAAAAAAATTATACAAACCGGCTCAAACCGCAATGCCTACAGCCGGCAAGAATTATCTTATTTACTTAAATGTAGGCACTGATGAAACTACTAACGCTGAATGGCTTATCTTGGGCGGTCAACGTAGTGGCGATGTATCTCGTAAGGCAGACTCTATCGATGCATCTAGTAAAGACAGTGGCGGTTGGAAAGTTACTATTCCGGGTATGAAAGAATGGTCTATCGACCTTGAAACGCTTTTAATGCCAAACGAAGAAAGTTTGACATTGCTTGAAAAAGCATTCTTAAACGATGAAAAAGTTCATTTGAAATTCGAATACCCAGACAAATCTTATATGACTGGCTATGCATCTATTACAGAATTATCCTTAAGTACTCCGCATGATGATGTGGCTACTTACAAAGGTACATTGAACGGTGCAGGTCCATTGTCTGAATTGAAAAAAGCCTAATTAACTATTTATAAGGAGCGTGTTTTAACATGAAAAAAATTAATTGTGATCTATTCGCTGTGGGCGAAACTATCTATTTCAACATTGGTCGTATTGCTGAGTTGGAACAGCTATGGGGTGAGCCTATTTTTAAAGCGGTACAAAGTGGCACAATGACATTTAATCAGCTTATCACTGCATTGGTCGTAGGTATGAAACACCACGGCAAAAAGCGTGATTACATCTATTACCAAGATAAATTGCAAGAACTCTTTGACGAGGGCACAGTCCAATATGCCGACCTTGTACAGTTGATTGTACAAGCCCTTATTGGTAGTGGTGTATTTGGTAAAGCTGCATATTACGCATTATTCCCAGATGAGGCTGACGAGCAAGCACGCTCCGAGGTTGAGGCTGAAAACGAAACAAAAAACTAAGAGGGGGCGGTGTCGCCCCCTCTTTTAAAGTATGGATAACGAAAGCTGAACGCATGGCCTATGGTCCGCTTAATCTTAAACCGTGGGAATTCATGAATTTAAGCCCTATGGAATATTACAAACTTGCCGATGGTTATGAGTTGAGAACGGAAATAGAGGACCGTAAGCAAGCGTATTTTGCATGCCTAATGACGAATGTTCATATCGCAGGCAAACGAAAATTGACTGTCGAGGATATTATGAAACAATTACATCCAATGACATTGGCCAAACGCAAAAACGAAGAAAAGTTATTCATGGAAGAATTCAGACAAGAGGGAGGTGAGATATAGCATATGGCCGAAAGTCAAATTAATGTCAAAATTGTTGGCTCGTCTAATGGTGCGGAACAGGCACTTGATAGAGTAGCAAGGAAAGCTGAGCAAGCACTAGGCAAAAGCATTTCTAATTCGCTAGATAGCGTAAGAAATAAAGCTCAAAAGGTCTTTGGGGTTGAAATTCCGGGGCTTATGAACGCTGCAAAGTCTGGTGCTGCATTCGCTGGTGCTGCGATGGGCATTGAGGCAGCCGGTAGGGCGTTAAAAGATATGGCCGTTAGTGCAGTTAAGACAACGGACCAATTAACGCAATTAAGGGCTCGTATTGATCTTATTAACGATGGCAGTCAAAGTACCGCCGAAATTATGGATAAGGTATTTTCTGCCGCCAATCGTTCACGTGGTAGCTTTTTAGATATGGCTGATAGCGTGGCAAAACTAAATCTATTAGCAAAAGACGCTTTCACCTCCAACGATGAGGCCATTTATTTTGTTGAACAACTTAATAAGCAATTTAAAATTGCCGGTGCAGGTGTACAAGAAACTACATCCGCTATGTACCAATTAACACAGGCAATGGCAGCAGGTAAGCTACAAGGCGACGAATTCCGCTCTATTATGGAAAATGCTCCAATGTTGGCACAAAGTATCGCACAAGAAATGGGGCTATCTGTAGGGCAATTAAAAGAAATGAGCTCGCAAGGTCTTATTACTGCCGATATTATTAAGAACGCCTTATTCGCAAGTGCAGAAGAAACAAATGCAAAATTCGCAGAAATTCCTATGACATTCCAAGATATAGGGACGAAATTGCAGAATGATCTTATTGCTGCGTTCCAACCTGTAATGGAGGAACTGGGCAATATGACAAGTTCCGATGCATTTATGAGCGTGTTAAACGAATTGGCGTTTTCTTTCAAAATAGTGGCCGCAGCTGCACAAGTATCAATCGCTATTATCAAGGGTGCGTTTAGTGGCTTGGGTGTTGTGATAACTACCATTAAAAATATCGTATCTAGCTTTGTACAGTTGTTTGTTACGTCCATGCCTTTGGTTACTGCCGCTATTATTGGCGTGAGTGCTGCGTTTTTAGCACAAAAAGCTATTATAGCAAGTCATAATACAATGCTTGCTTTGTTGACTGTTCGTACAACTTTGGTTACTGCTGCAAGTGTAATATTAGGCGGTGCTATTGGGGCAGTAGGTCTTGCATTTGGTGCCTTTAGGGCTATTGCAATGACTACACAAGCCGCAATTATGGCTATTAGGACTGCGAATATTGCTAGTGCGGTTGCAATGGGTGTGGCAAAGGTGGCTACACTTGCATTGAGTGGTGCTACAGCAATTCTTAACGCAATCATGATGGCAAACCCTATCCCTATATTTGTAGGTGCATTAATGACGCTTGTCGCTGTATTTGGTCTTTCTAGGGCTGCGGCAGGTGGTTTTAGTGAAACGCTAAGCGAAGTATTTTCCACTATCGTACACACAGCCGTTTGGGGCGTTAATAAGATTATTGAGGCCCTTAACTGGCTTATCGCAAAATTGAATAGCGTAGGCGATAAAGTGGCCAAATTTTTCGGAGGCACATTTACTGCCATTCAACAAGTAGACACGATTTCTGCCGATACTGCACAAAGTATCGTTAATACTGCCGGTGATATTATGGGCCAAATTACATCAGGCTTATCTGGTGGCGGTGGTGATCTTGACGTCGGAGGTGCTGGCGGTGGAGGTGCTGACACTGGCTCCGGTAAAGGTGGCAAAGGTGGAGGCGGTAAAGGTGGCAAGGGTGAAGATTTAGCAAAAGAGGCTAAACAAATTCACGAAAAAATCTTGCAATCTTTCCTTGAAATGCAAGGCAATCAAGTAGAGTTAATCGAACTTCAATACAAAAAGGAGCGAGAAGAACTTGAAAAGTCAAAAACCGCTAATGAAAACTATCATGAGGACTTGAAACTACTTGACGAGGTTTATGCAGAAAAGCGTATCAAGGCGAAACAGGAGGAAATGACAAAACTACGTGCCATTGAAACTGGTATTCGTGATATGCAACAAGATTTTGCATTTAAAACCGCTAGTAAGGATAGTACAGGCAATGTATCTCCTGCCGTGCAGTTAGCAAATGACTATGCCAATGCCATTGATGAAGTCGAGGACCGTTATGCAGATATGGTCGATAAGTTCATTAAAATGGACAAAATGGAGCAACAACATCACATTGATACGTTAAAACAACGAGGTGTTGAATTCGAAATGAGTGCTGACGGACAAATTTCCTATGAAAAAATGAAAAACGAGGAATTGTTAGCACTGCAAGACGAATATGCCAAAAAGTCTTTACAACAACATATTGAACTTGTTAACGAGAAACATGCTATTGATGAGGCTATGCGTACTCAGAATTTCGAGGCGTTACAAGCTGCATTGAGTGATGAATATATCGCTGAGCAACAACATTATGACCTCATGAAAGGCTTACTCGAAGAATGGAAACAGTCCGTATTCGATGCTCATTGGAATGGACAACAAGTTATGTTTGACGCTGCACAAGCCGGCTTGGATAGTTTTCAAAATTCTATTTCAGGGCTTATTCAAGGCACAACAACTCTTATGCAAACGTTCCAAAATCTTGGCAAAGCCATTCTTAAAACTATCGCCGATAGTGTGGCTCAATGGATAGCCGGACAAATTAAACAAGCGGTATTTGGCAAAATGTTGGCAGCTCAACAGGCTGCAACTGGTACTGCTGCGGCTAACGCTCAATATCCGGCATGGGCTGCATTGGCTCAACAAGTATCTATGGCGACATTTGGTGCTAGTGCTATCGCTGGCATGGCTGCATGGACTGCCAATACTACCGCAGGAGCAGGACTTTCACTTGCTAATGGTGCAACAAGTTTTGCATCGTTAGGATCCGCAAAATTAGACTTACCAAAGATGGCAAACGGTGGTGTGGCTTATGGCTCTACTTATGCTGAGATTGGCGAGGGCAAATATAAAGAGGCCGTTTTACCTCTAAGTGAAAGCACATACGACGAAATGGGTGCAGGCATAGCACGTGCCGGTGGTGCTACTGGTGGCATTACGTTTAACGTATCCGCTATGGACGCTCATTCATTTGGTGATTGGTTAGAGAATTCGGCAGGTCGTTCTTTACGACAATTTTTAGTTAATCAAAATAGGGAATTTGTGGCTACGGAGGGTACATGGTAATGGCAGATTTATTGAAATTTCCGGATATTAGAACCCTTGCGTGGAAATCTACAAAGGCTCAAAAGTGGGATACTAAAATCAAACGTACTGGGAGCGGTCGAGTGCGAACCATGACAACATGGCAGTATCCTCAATATACTATTACAACAGAATTTGCAGTATTAAGCCCAGAGGAACATAAGCGTCTAATGGGCTTTTATGCATCTGTAAAAGGTGGTACTATTCCGTTCCTATGGTTAGATCCCGAGGACCATGAGGAGAAAGGCGTAAGGCTTGGAACCGGTGCACAATCTGAATGGCAAGCAGTTCGCTTATATGGTGATTTTAGGGAGCCAGTAGCACATATTGAAAACCTAAAATTATACGCCAATGGTACGCAAGTTAATGCAGTATCAGATAAAGGCGTTATAAGATTGGCTGCAGGTGTTAGGGTATCTCCGACCGCTATTATTACTGCTGATTACACTTACTATTGGAAAGTCATGTTCAGTGGCGATTATACGGACGAGGCCGTTTTTAAAGACGTATTTAAATCTAAAAGTTTTAAATTAATAACTGTGAGGTGATTATAAATGAAACAAGTTAGCGAGGCATTAAGCGTTCATTTAAGCAACTCACAGACATTCGTATCTTGCGACTTGTATGAGTTGAGGCTCAAAAGTGGCATTTCTTACTACTGGGCCGATACTGACATTGATGTTAGCTATGGCGGAAACACATACAAGGGCGATGGGCCAATTATTGTGCGTGAAAAGATTTCTACAACCAGTACCGTTAGCGTTGATAAGTTGAACGTTACAATAACTGCTAATCAGTTCGACCAAATTGGTGGTGTTCCTGTTTTAACAGTCGCTCATAATGGTGGCTTGGACGGTGCTACGTTAAATTTGCGACGTGCGTTCTTTGACGATAAAGGGAATGTAATCGAATGTATTGATCTATTCAAGGGTATTTGTGAGGTTAGTCAAGGCGGTGGCTTTGCGTTAAAGATAAACGCAAAATCAGTAGTCCAAAGGCTTAATATCGAGTATCCGAATAGAAGATATTATCCGCAATGTCCTTATTCTGTGTATTCCAAAGAATGTGGTGTCGATATTACTAAATATCGTAAGCGTGTTACTGTTACCGCTGTAATAGGTAATAATCACGTGCAAGTCGATACTTCATTTGAAAACGGCTTTTATACTGCCGGTGGCATGGAGTGGATAAGCGGACCACTATCAGGGCAAGCAACTCAAATTATGGATAGTGCAACGAACTCAATTGTTTATATGAGTGCTACAAATACAACTCCTAATGTTGGCGATGTGGCGTATATCTATCCGGGTTGCGATAAAACCCCTGCAACTTGCAAGGCTAAATTTAATAATTTTAGTAGGAACAGGGCAACGCCTTACGTTCCATTAAAGGAGACGATACGATGAAATTGACAACAGGTGAAATGATCGCCGAGGCTGCAAAAAAGTGGATAGGCACACCGTATCAAAATAATACTATGATTCATGGTGTTGGCGTCGATTGCTCCTATTTGTTAGTTGCTGCGGTAGTTGATAGTGGTCTAATGAAACGTGATGAGCTAGAAATAGAGAATTATTCGAACGAATGGCATTTACATCGTAGCGAAGAAAAGTATTTAAAATACGTTCAAAAAGTAGCTGACGAGGTTCCTATTAATGATATTCGTATCGGTGATTTCTTGTTATACCAATATGGGCGTTGCATTTCTCACGGTGCCGTCTATGTTGGGAATAATTTAGTCGTGCATGCGTTTGTTGATCTAGGCGTTATCTATTCATCTATCGATGATGTATTATTCTATGACGCAAAGGGCAAAAGTCGATTACGTGCGGTTTACAGGTTTAGGAAAGGGGGTAAATAATGGGTTTTCTATTTAATCGAGGACGGAATACTACTAATCGAGCTGATATGATTTCCGACTTCATGATAAATACCGCCTCATATGGTGAGGTCGTGCCGGAAGTACTAGGCACTACACGATTAAGTGGCAACATTATTTATTATGATGATTTTACCCCTCATGAACATAAAACCACTACACGTACTGGCAAGGGTGGTGGCTCTAAACATACTGAAATAACATACACATATACAGTCGCATGTGCGATTGGCTTATGTGAGGGACCAATACAAGGTATAGGCAAGGTATGGCGAGACAAGGAAATATACGATTATCCTAATGAAAAAATCGAGCTTACCGCCTATAAAGGTGATTATGGACAAGCTCCGTGGCCGTATGTAATTTCTAAGCATCCTGAAAAGGCATTGCCTTATAGTGGCTTGGCATACATGGCCGGTGTGATTGATTTAGGCGAACGAGGAAGTCTACCGCAATACAACTTTGAAATAAAAGGGAAATTGCTAGAAACTGGGGACGGTGTAGACGTCAACCCAGCTGACTATATCGTTCATGTATTAAAATCTATCGGCATTGATGATGTTAATATTGACGGCTTGGAACACTACAGGGAATATTGCAAGGCAGCAGACATTCTTATTAGTACGCCGCCAGATAGCAGAAGTTCAAAGGCTCAAACTGTAATTAATGATATAGCTGAGATTACAAACAGCCTTGTCTTTTGGTCTACTGATAGACTTAAAATCGTGCTATTAGCCGATAAACCTATAGGAACATGGAGCCCATACAATCAAATTCAATATAACTTAACTGCCGATGATCTTATTCCGGCTAGCGATGGACAGTTAGTTATCTATAAGCGGAAAGATAGTTCAGAAAGTTATAACCAAGCCACTGTTGAATTCATTAATCGTTCTAACGGTTATGAAAAAGAGACAGTCGCTTTTGAAATTGTAGCCGATGTGCAAAAGAATGGTTTAAAGCCAGCCTCCAAGAAGTCTGCACATTATCTATATACTAAGGCTAGGGCACAATACTATGCAGAACAGTTAGCCATGAAACGCCTATATGCAAAAAATCAATATACGTTCCGTTTAGATTGGGCTTTCTGTAGGTTAGAACCGGGCGACCTTGTTACACTTACTGACGAATTATGTGGCCTAAATAAACAGATAGTCGTTATAACTTCTGTATCTGAGGCAGCAGACGGACAGTTGGAAATAACTGCAGAGGGTAAACCGCCCGGCACGTATGCTCCGGCTAAATACAACGTGCATGAGAACGAGCGACCATTTATCGATTATAACCAAGCTGCACCGAGCGTTAATGATGTTGCTATATTCCAAACCGTTGGCGATGTAGGGGGCAATCAAATATTTGTTGGTGTTAACGCTCCGAGTGGTTGGGGCGGTTGCTCCGTATGGGTATCCGATAATGGCGAAAACTATCGACGTATAGGATCCATTACACAACAAGCCAGAATGGGTAAGCTGAAATACGGCTTTGCTCAAAATGGCGATTTCTGTAATGTGATAATCAATCAAGGCGTTTTAAAAAGTGGAACCCATGTCGATGCTGAACGTGCCAACACGTTGTGTTGGATAAATGGCGAGGCATTAAGTTATGAAACTGTTGAAACTCATCCGGATAATTGGTATACGTTACGAGGTTTAGTCCGTGGCCAATATGGAACTAATGCCATTAATCATGGTGCAAATGAAAGGTTCGTTCGTGTAGACGAGGCTTTATTCCATTATCCGTATCGTAAAGAGGATATTAACAAGACGGTATATCTCAAGTTCACTTCATTAAATCTATTTGGTAGTAACGAACAAGGGCTTGATGAGGTGAGGGAGTATCAATATAAGATAGTGCCTTATTATATCCCAGAAGTGAATAATTTAACGTTATTTACTAAGTATTACAAAATCGGTAATGGGGTATTGTCCTTTGACGTTGTGGCTCAATTTGATACACCTCAAATTAATAGCTTTGATACTGTCGAACTTTGGTATCGTGAGGGTAATGCAGCTTGGAAGTATGGCGGTAATGGTAACGGTCAAATCTCTATTAGTGGTTGCGAGCTTGGACATACTTACGAAGTAAAAGCTATTGTTAAGGACGTACATGGAAATACTTCGCAAGGGGTTACAAAGTCCATTACTGTAGCGATGAAAACCGAAATTCCGAATGCTCCACAAGGCTTTTCTATTACATTCAGTGATAAAGCCAATTTTAACTGGCTTGAAGTTCGTAACGCTGACATTGATTTCTACGAACTCCGACTTGATTTGAAGGTTGGCCAAACTGATGGATTGATTGGTCGCAGCAATAACACAA